TATGCGTATATTATTAAAAAGCACAACCCTAAATTAAAAATAGGCAAACTAACTATACAACATGTAAAGTTTAAACAAGTTGGTGAAGATGCTAATGGTTATCCTATTAATGAACATGTAAATGGAGAGCCAGTTTTAGAAAATATTAAAATCTATGAACTACCATATCTAAAGGATGAAGTTAATTCTATTATAATGTGGTTAAAAGACAACAAACTATGAAAGAATATACAGCAGCAGTAGAAATACAATCAAGAAAATCTAAAGTACCTACTGATTTTAGATTTGAGCAAACAAAAATATGTATTGATCTAGGTAAAGTAGTGTGGTTTAAAGAATACTTTCATGTAGCTACAGATAAGTTTCAGAATACACATGCAGAAGTATTGCTATTTGGTCAAACTAAACCAATCATTTTAGTTATTGGATATGAAGAATTAAAAAAAGATGTATTAACATTTCAAAAAATAAATAAATAATGGTGATAAGATTATTTGATATTCAAAATAGTAAAGTTGTATTAACAGAACACTGTTATGCATTACCATTTTTAAAAGGTATAATGGAAGAATATCCTGATACACATATGGCAGTATACCAATATTTATTTTATATGTCATGTCCTAATCCTGATCTAAATCCTTTTTTTAATTTACCTGAACATGAAAAAGAGGATATAATTATAGAAGAAATACAACTTGAAGAATCTCCTGAAGACAGTAAAATAAGATATGCTTTAGATATGTGTAAGAAATTATATGAAACTCCAACATATAGAGCATATGTAGGTATAAAATCTATGTTAGATAGATTGGCTAAGTATATGGAAGTTACGGCAATAGAACACGGTAGAGACGGAAATATCAATGCTATGGTAAATGCAGCTGCTAAGTTTGAAAATATAAGACAGTCATATAAAGGTGCATTTACAGATATGAGACAAGAACAAGAAAGCTCAGTACGTGGAGGTGCAGGACTTGCTTATGATCAAATGTAGATGAGTAAAAACAAAACACAATGGTTATTTTGCTATTGGGATGAACCGGAATTTAATTATAAATCAACAAATAAAAAAAATGAAAAATCAAGTAGTAGTACCAGTAGGGATGAAACTCTTAATAAAAGAGATAAAACCAGAAACAAAAACTAAGTCAGGGTTATATCTACCTGAGATAGCACTTAAGCAAACATTTCAAGGTAAAGTGGTAGGTAGAGGTGATGAGGTTACTGAAATACAAATAGGTGATGTTGTTCAATATGCAGAACATGCAATGCCTACACCAATGAAACACCAAGGAGAAGATCATTTGTTATTACAAGTAGGTGATGTATATGCTATCATAAGATATGAGTAGAATCATACCTACATATGAAAATGGAAAGTGGGATGTAACATCATTTAAAAGTGATGAAGACTTTGCAGAATATCTATATAGTATTTTTAAAGAACCTGGTAAATATAATTTTACTAAAATAGCTTTTGAATTTAATAAAGAGGCAAGGGTATTTAATGAGCAAGGATTTTATTGTAATAAGCCATTTAGATCAAAAGATTTTACTGCTTATTGGGAAGATCAAAAAAATAAATGTAGAGTAGGAGTTATATATAAAGATGGTGATAATGAATGGTATTTAACTAGAGATTATTACATGTGGTTAAACTTCTTACCAATATTTGATAAAGAAGAAAAGCATTATGGTTTTGCTAAGGTAAGAGATGCACAGTATCACATGGCTTTATATGAGCTATTAGCTGAGTTAAATAATCAGCATTCTGCAATACTTAAAAAACGTCAGATAGCATCCTCATATTTTCATATGGGTAAGATTATAAATCAATATTGGTTTGAAGAAGGTTCAATTTGTAAAGTAGGAGCATCATTAAAAGATTATATTAATGATAAAGGTTCATGGAAGTTTTTAGAAGAATATAAAACATTTCTTAATGAACATACCGCATGGTATAGACCAAGTAATCCTGAAAAGGTTTTACTATGGCAACAGCAAATTGAGGTCAAAGTAAACAATAGAAAAACATCAAGAGGTCTCAAATCAAAGATACAAGGTGCTTCATTTGAAAAGAATGCTACTACAGGGGTAGGGGGTCCATGTACATATTTCTTTCATGAGGAGGCAGGAATTGCTAAAAACATGATGCAGACATATGAGTATTTGCGTCCTGCAATGTCATCCGGTATGATGACTACAGGTATGTTTATAGCTGCTGGATCAGTGGGTGATTTAGAACAATGTGGTCCATTAAAAGAAATGATACTTAATCCAAGTGCTAATGATATATATGCTGTAGAAACAAATCTAATGGATGCTGAGGGAGCAATTGGTATGGCAGGATTATTTATCCCAGAACAATGGTCTATGCCGCCTTATATTGATGATTACGGTAACTCACAAGTTCAAGAAGCAATAGAGGCTATAATAATTGAAAGAAGCAGATGGAAGAATGAATTAAGTGGAGAACAGTATCAATTAAGAATATCTCAAAAACCACTTAATATAGCTGAAGCATTTGCATATAGAAAAGAGTCTATCTTTCCACAAGGTATCTTAAGTAAGCAATTAAAAAGTATAGAGGAGAAAACATACCCCTATGAGTTAATTGAATTAGATAGAGATAAAACAGGTATAGTAGCAAAGCGTACTAGAAAGCTACCTATAAGTTCTTTTCCTGTAAATAAAAAAGAAATTGATAAAACAGGATCAATAGTTGTTTGGGAAAGACCAGTAAAAAGTCCTGAGTTTGGCCAGTATTATGGATCAATTGACCCTGTGTCAGAAGGAAAAACAACAACATCTGATTCATTATGTAGTATATACATATACAAAAATGCAGTAGAAGTTATAAGAACAACTGCGTCAGGTGAAGTAGAACAATTTATTGAAAAAGATAAAATTGTTGCTGCATGGTGTGGGCGTTTTGATGATATAAATAAAACACACGAAAGATTAGAAATGATCATTGAGTGGTATAATGCATGGACTATTGTTGAAAATAATATATCATTATTTATTCAACACATGATTGCTAGAAAAAAACAAAGATATCTTGTACCTAAGCAGCAAATACTTTTCTTAAAAGACTTAGGATCTAATAGAACTGTATATCAAGAATATGGTTGGAAAAATACAGGTACATTATTTAAAAGTCATTTAATATCATATGCTATTGAATTTTTAAGAGAAGTAATAGATGAAGAATTAGATGAAAATGGTAATGTCATGAATCAAACATTAGGTATAGAAAGAATTCCTGATCCAATGTTATTAAAAGAAATGCTTGCATATTACCCTGGATTAAACGTAGATAGACTTGTAACATTTGGTGCATTAATTGCATTTGTTAAAATTCAGCAGTCAAATAGAGGTTATACTAAGAGACGTGAATCTGAAGGTAATTCTTTGGATAATTCAGAAAAAATGAGTAAATTAAAGTATAATGGTCCTTTTAGAAATATTGGACGTAACAAGACATTTGGTGGTTCTAAAATAAGAAGATCCGGATTCAAGAATATAAAATAGACTAAACAGGTATGAGAGTATTAAATGCAATGCAAATGAAGAATGGGGCAAAAGCTGAAAGCGGGCCTACATTTTCTAGCTTAACACAACCGGTTCAGTTTTTACCTTATAAGCAAAAAGATGATAATTGGTCAGCATGGAATTTAGATTGGTTAGAGCTTCAAGGTATTGAATTTCTACGTCAAAATTCTAGAAGACTTCTTAAAAATTATAAGTTAGCTAAAGGTATAATTGATAAAACAGATTATATTGTTGAGCCAGATAATGAATATAAAGATCTTATGGATACTTTAACTGCTGAGAATGATTCAGCATTAGAGTTAAAATTTTATCCTATTGTACCCAATGTAATAAATGTTCTTACCGGGGAGTTTGCTAAAAGATATTCTAAAGTACAGTTTAGAGCTGTTGATGATGCATCTTATAATGAAATGCTTGACGCTAAAAAGGTTCAAATAGAAGAAGCTTTATTAGCAGAAGCAGAAGCAAACTTAGTTGGTAAGATGGTTGAGATGGGTATGGACCCAAGTTCTGAAGAAGCTCAAAAGCAGTTATCTCCAGAAGGTTTAAAAACATTACCAGAAATAGAAGACTTTTTTAGTAAGTCTTACAGGAGTATGGTAGAAGAGTGGGCATCACACCAACTTGCAGTAGATGAAGAAAGATTCAAAATGCAAGAACTTGAAGAAAGAGGTTTCCGTGATATGCTTATTGCAGATAGAGAATTCTGGCATTTTAGAATGTTAGAGGATGACTATGATGTAGAGCTATGGAATCCAGTATTAACTTTCTATCAAAAATCTCCAGATCAAAGATATATTGCTGATTCTAATTATGCTGGTAAAGTAGATTTAATGACTGTATCAGATGTAGTTGATAGGTATGGTTACTTAATGGATGAAAAACAATTAAAATCTTTACAAAAGATATATCCAGCCAAATCTGCTCAATATCAAGTTAATGGCTATCAAAATGATGGTGCATATTATGATGCAACAAGATCACATGAATGGAATACTAATGCGCCAGGTCTAGCTTATAGACAGTACACTAGTAATTTTCACAATGACCCTGCAAGAGGAGGAGATATACTCAGTCAAATATTAGATGAAAATGAAGATGTTTCAATGTGGGGTGAAGGTAACTTAATGAGAGTTGCAACAATATATTGGAAAACACAACGTAGAGTAGGTCATTTAACTAAAATAGAAGATGACGGAGAAGTAACACAAGAGATCATAGATGAGACTTTTAAGAAAACAAAAAAGGCCATATATGATACTTCTATATTTAAACAGAAGACAAAAGATAATTTACTAGAAGGTGAACATATTGATTGGATTTGGATAAATGAAGTATGGGGTGGTGTAAAGATTGGACCAAACTTACCTGCTATGTGGCAATCATCAATGGGAGATAATGTTAATCCTATATATTTAGGAATTAACAGAACTAAACCGGGTAGATTACCATTTCAATTTAAAGGAGATACATCTTTATATGGATGTAAATTACCAGTTGAAGGTAGAGTTTTTTCAGACAGAAATACTAGATCAACATCATTAGTTGATTTAATGAAAGCATATCAAGTTGGATACAATATGGTTAATAACCAGATTGCAGACATTCTAATAGATGAATTAGGAACTGTAATAATGTTTGATCAAAATGCTTTGCCACGTCATTCAATGGGAGAAGACTGGGGTAAGAACAATTATGCAAAGGCATATGTAGCAATGAAGGATTTTCAAATGCTGCCTCTTGATACATCTATTACTAATACTGAGAATGCTACTAACTTTAATCATTATCAAACTCTAAACATGGAGCAGACTAATAGATTAATGTCTAGAATTCAACTTGCTAATTATTTTAAACAACAATGTTTTGATGCAATAGGTATTAACCCACAGCGTCTAGGAGGAGCTGTATCAGCTCAAACCGCTACAGGGGTAGTACAAGCTATGCAACAATCATATGCACAAACAGAGATGTACTTTGTACAACACTCTGATCATTTGATGCCACGTATACATCAAATGAGAACTGACTTAGCACAATATTATTATAGTACTAATCCTAGTATTAGACTACAATATATTTCTACAGAAGCTGAGAAAGTAAATTTCCAAATAAATGGAACAGATTTATTACTTAGAGACTTTAACGTATTTGCAACAACTAAAACTAATCATAGAGCCATATTAGAAAATCTAAAGCAAATGGCATTAACAAATAATACTACAGGAGCTAGTATATATGAGTTAGGTAATATTGTTAAAGCAGATTCTATTGCAGAAGTATCAGACATACTTAAAGATTCTGAAACTAGAATTCAGAAGCAGAGACAAGAAGAAATGCAACAGCAACGTCAAATGCAAGAGCAACAACTCAAAGCTAAACAACAAGAAGAACAACAAAAACTTCAAGTTGAAATTTCTGAAAATGATAAAGACAGAAAGAATGATGTACTATTAGCTGAGATAAGATCAGCTGGTTATGGATCAATGGTTGATTTAAATCAGAATCAACAATCTGATTATCAGGATGTAATGAAAGACATTAAAGAAACAACTCAATATAGAGAGCAAATGAACTTTAAGCGTCAAGAAAGTGCTGTTAAATCAGCTCAGGAAAATAATAGACTTAGTGTTGAAAGAGAAAAGATTGCTGCTTCAAAACAAATAGCTGATACTAAATTACAAATTGCAAGAGAGAATAAAA